CGCGACTGACATCACCGAACCCACTGGTGGCCCGGCCCCGGACCAGACGCCCCCCGGCGTCGCGGAGCCCGTGCAGCCTGCGGCCCCCGGTGCGAACATCCCTGTAGCCCCGCCTGAAGGCTTCGAGCCGGGACAACCGTCTGTTGGGGCACCACCCCCGGGCATCCCACTGGCGGGGGTTGAACCACAAGCACCGACGCAGCAGATGACACAGGCCCCGGGCCTGAGCCAGCCGCTGGGTACACAGGCCGGACCTTCCAGTGAGCCACGGCCACTGGAACCTGAACCCCGTCCGGTGCCTGCTCCCACCGAACCACCCACTGCGAACATCACTCGTGGTGTGCCCTATACTGAGGTGCAGCCGGGAGCCGCTCCCCAACAGGGTGCGACCCCGACGACCAGTCAGGTGTCGAAGGCTAAGCTGCCGGGCGGCCCCTCACACGATCCGGCGCGGGCGTCACAGGCGATGAACGACCTCGGTGTGCCTACCGGCAACCCCGGCTGGCAGACCATCGGTGACGTGGCGTACCGCACCAGTCCGTACGAGGGGCGGAACGTCGTTGAACTGAACTATATCGAGAACCTCGGTGACGAGAAGGGCGCAGGGGCAGCGGTCCTCAAGAAGCTGACCAAGGTGGCCGACGAGCACCAAGTGCCGATGACACTCAACGCCCTGCCACTCCCGCGAGGGAATGGTAAGGGTCGCATCCCCATCGATAAGTTGGTCGAGTTCTACAAGAAGCATGGCTTCAGCGTTGTGGACGAGGGTGATGGCTGGGCGAACATGCGGCGTGAGCCAGTGCTCCCAGTCAAGGCTGACCCCGAAGTACTGACGGGCCTCAAGGCGGCGGCTGGCGACGCGAAGGTCGTGGCCGAACGCATCGAGGGCCTGACCACCGACCGCGCACACATGGCGGCTGGTAACGTGGTCGAGGGCAAGCCCCTCGTCTCACCGAAGGCCGGGTTCTTCACACGGCTGGACGAGCACCTCGGGCGCATCGGTGATGCTGCCGACGCCCGCATCAAGGCACGGCTGTCGCAGCCCTCGCTGGGCGCGGCTGGCGGAAGCGAGCTACTGTCCGCGAAGGACCTCGCAATCAGCGCAGCGGCGAAGATGTTCCAGATGGGCATCCGGGGCACCAAGGCCTTGACCGAGGCACTGATCAAGGTGCACGGTGACGTGATCAAGCCGATGGTGGCGAAGGCCATCGAGGACGGGCGTAAGCTCCTCTCGCGGCTCATCGCGAATGACACACCCACCGCGAAGCAGTTGGCGGCGATCAAGGAGACCTATCAGTCCGGCGCGGGTGGCAAGGACTGGTACAATGAGACGTGGGGCTGGCTCCAACAGCACTTCGGCGACGACGCTGAGATGGTGGGGCGGTTCATCAGCGCAACCTCGCTCGGCAACTCGACGGAGGGGGGCGCGACCCAGACCCTGAAGGCGTACGCCCAGTGGAAGCTCGGGCTACCGTTCGACGGGCACCTCAACAAGGTCCACGCATCCTCATTGCTCAAGGCTACACGCGGTGAGGTCTTCGGCGATGGCAAGGCGCAGGGCTTCCTCGGGGCCATCACTGGCGACCCGAACGCCGTGGCGCTCGACCGGCACGTGATGCGGACGCTCGGCTTCAAGAACGCGGGCAAGGCCACGGGCAAGTCGGCCCTCTCGAACTCGACCTACCGGCTCTACTCCTCGATCATCCGCGACCTCGCGGCTGGCGAGGGCGTGACTCCTCGTGAGTACCAGAGCGGGCTGTGGGTTGGCAAGAAGATCGGTGACGAACAGATGGCAGAGCAGACCGGCGTCACCACACGCGGCGGTTCGTTCCGCCCGATGGAGTACCTGATCGGCAAGCGGCTCGGTGGGCTCACCCCTGCTGAGTGGGTCGAGCAGAACAAGATCAACGTCACGAGCCTCCGCAATGCCACCGATGGTGTGCAGCAGGCGCGGTCGGCTGGTGGCTATTCCTTCAACAACTCGGACTTCAGTGAGTTCAAGAAGCCCGGCTTCATAGTAACGATGGACCACAAGGTTCTCCCGACAGGTGAGGCTTCCGGCACAAAGGTGCTGGAGTTCGCCAAGCGGTACAAGGACCTGACTGGCAAGTATCCCGGCACCCTCACCGGGCTGTACTCACGCTCCGATGATCCGGGGAACATGCACATGGACTTCAACATCCATCTGCCTGACCATCCCGGGAACGAGGAGTTCGCGAAGCGGCTCGGCCTCGAAGGTCGCCAGTACGCAGTCGGCTACGTGGACAAGGCAGGCCAGTACCACGACATCTCTACGGGCTACGATCCCGCCATACACGGACCGCAGTTCCCGCAGCGGAAGGTCGCGGACATCGAGGCCCAGTTGGACGCCATGAAGTTCCCGACGTTCGATACGCCGGGGACCGACGCCAAGTTCCTTCCGCCGACGATGAGTCAGCACGCGAAGCTCCAGTTCGACCCGGAGATTCACCAGTACGCCATCGACAATCCCGCCATGGCTCTCAGCAAGTACGCTGAGGTTGCAGGCAAGACCCCGGAAGAGATCAAGCAGATGATCAACGACGGGAACTTCAAGCCGATGACGGACGCGGGTGTGGCTGGCGCGGTAGTCGTGAACAAGGACGGCATCGTCTGGCAGTATCAGGACCCTGTTGCCCCGTCGTACAACACGATGACCGCTATCGGCTCACTCCGCAAGAACCCTATGGCGATGCTCGACAAGCTGAAGGGGCTGGACATCCTGCGGGGACACGACGTGATCGAGCAGTACCGCAACGAAGCTGGCGCTGTCTCCCTCGGCAAGAGAGGTGAGCCTGCGCCGGATGCAGAGGTGAACAAGGTCTTCGCCAAGATGACGCAGACTGGTGGTCGTGTAGTTCCGGAGACGGCACTCTCGGAATCCCGTGGTGTTGGGAGCTTCTGGCTCCTGCCCAACGGACGGATCGTGCGGAGTCCGATGACTCATTCCGGTCAGGCTCGGGCGATGAAGATTCCGGGTGTGCGTGACTACGCAGGGGCTGAGGGCCGGGGCAGTGCAGGGGTGCAGAGGCTCCTGAACATGGGGATCATCCGGGTCCAGTCGTCCTACGGCGCTGTCGCCTTCGATGTCGCGGCTGCACCAACCGACATCCAGCGGTCCATCCTCAAGCGTGCTGCAACGACCCAGAAGTTCTGGGCGGGGCAGGCGTTGGATGAGCGTGGCCGTCCGCTTCACTACGCACACAGCGACTCAGGTACACCGATCCATCACTTCCTCGCTTCACTCAACAAGTAGGAGGCCACCGTGCCCGGTTTCGGTCCATTCCTCGAACAGATCGGTAAGACGCTTCCCGAGATCGGGGAGGCGATGTTCAAGCCGTCTATCCCCGAAGCAGTAGAGCGTACGCCGACATCGCTCATCGAGGCCGGGAAGCAGTTGCCTTCGCCGATTGCACAGCGTCAAGTCGGGGTTCCCTATCACGGGGACCCCGGCCTTCAGGGTGCGACACGCACCACTGAGGGGATGCCCAACTCGGTCGGTGACTGGGTGCGCTCGAAGAAGGATGCACTCATGGGCTTCATCCAGTCCGACCCGGGGATGCCGCAAGACATCGCCGACAAGCTGGTGAACCACCGTGCGTCAGTCGAGGAGTCAAACTACCTCGCATCGAAAGCTCTCCAGCCCATCTACGGTGGCCTGACGCGCGCCCCGATGGAGCAGGCAGCGGCCATGTGGGACTACGCAACATCGGCTGACGATCTCGCGCAAGCACAGCGCGAGGGCTACAGCCACATCTTGAAGGTCGGCTCGAACGGCGATGTCATGCACGTTCCCGTTGACCGCTGGGCCGACCACACGCAGAAGCTGAAGGACTACGTGGACGCGGACCCGCAGATCAGCGACGCGCTCGCCAAGCGCACAGATATGTGGAAGTCTGTCTTCCAGAGCATGGTGGACGAAGGTGCCATCGTGCCGGAGCGGGAGTTGCAGGACTACACCCCCATGCGGCACCTCACGGGGATTGCGCGTGGGCTTGCGACTGCAACTGGGGACGAGACGCTTGTGCGTCGTCTCTCTTCTGTCCAGCGCCGAGGTGTAGCTGGCGGAGCCCGCGAAACTAACCTCGCCGTGCTAGAGCATGACGTGATCCGGCGCTTCCTCAAGTGGAAGGCGGACCGGGCACTTTTCTCTAGCCTGATGGCCGACAAGACCATCAACCTCACCGATCAGTTCAAGTTCGGTGAGCCCCTCCCGGCGAACCTCACCCGGTACGATCCGGGCAAGGGACAGATCGGTTACATGAATCGGCCACCGGAGATGGACTTCATGTCCGGCGCGGCTGACGTACTCCACAAGGACAAGTACGCGAGCGGTGGCTTCGTGATCCCCAAGGCACTGAAGGGTGCACTGGAGAACATCTCACCGAAAGACTCACAGGCTGAGGACGTGTGGCGGCAGGCAGGCAAGGGTGCTGCGCGGTGGCTCACCGTGTACAACCCGAAGAACCTCTCGCTGAACATCGGCTCGGACCTCGCGACAGCCCTCATGGGGATGCCCGGGGAGAAGGCGCACCCCATCGGCATCCTCCGCATGTACGGCAAGGTCGTGCAGGGTGTCGTGCAGGCTGCGATCAAGGGTACGGGTTACACCGTGGACACGATCCATGGCCCCATCGACGTGATGGACCAAGCCAACCAGCAGGGACTGATGGGCTCAACCTTCATGAGTCAGGTGAAGGGTGGAGGCTCCATCGCCCCGGAACTGGAGCACCTGATGCCACCGGGAGAGGTCAACCAGACCAACCCGGCAGCCCGGTTCGCCGGGAACCTCCGGCAGGGCTTCGAGCTTGCACCCCGCATTGCTGCGGGGCTGGAAGCGTTCGAGCGCACCGGGGACATCAAGGAGTTCGGCCGCGTGGGCCGCGAGATCACACTCAACTACGGTGGTGGTGCACCCGCTGCATCACGCCAGCCAATGTGGAAGCTGCTCGCCCCATTCATCAAGTACACGGGCCTCGCCACCCGGCGCTTCGCGAACCTTGCGATGACCCCCGGCTCGCGAGGGCGGACCATCGCAGCGGTCGTGGGTGTGCCGTTTGCAGCCATGATGTGGAACCGGCAGAACGAGGCGTTCAAGAAGGTGGAGGATGCTCTCCCCGACTATGAGCGCACGGGGATGCACATCACTGTGCCCAACCCTGCGAACCCGGCTGTACCGTTGGTGGACCGTCAGGGCAAGCCTGTCGTGCTCCGCTTCCGGTACATGATCACGGAGGAGATGATGAAGCAAGCTGGGCTGGGCAATCTGCCCGCCCGGATTGGTCGTCTCGCTTCTGGTCAGGACACGCCGATACAGGCTCTGGAGCAGACGGCGAAGGCTGTCGGTGGGAACATCGGATCGATGATCACGATGCCCTCGCTGGCGCTCGATGCGCTGTCCGACACGGACCGTATGGGCAAGCACAGGGACATTGGTGAGAAGCTCACCCGCATGATCCCGATGGCGAAGATCATCAACGAGGGCTGGTCGAACACGAAGGACTATGGTCCGCTCGCGGGTGCCCAGCGCACGGCTGAGGAACTGGCGGGGGCGAGCTTCGCGAACGTGGTCCGCAAGGGTCCGAACGTGATGGACGCTACCTTGATGGACCACATCAGAGAACTGAAGGACGCGCGGTCAGCCCTCCGGTTGTCTAACCGCAACGACAAGTCCCCGACTGAGAAGGCGAAGCAGATGAAACGGCTACAGGATGCGGCGAAGGAACTCCAACGCTACGTACGAGCCAAGGGTGCAATGTCAGCCGCCGAGAAGCAGGCGGTACAAGGAGAGTCCGATGGCTCTACAGAGTAACGGCAGCGGGTGGTTGAACGGCATCATCGGCACAGCGTTCGCCGCAGTAGTCGCGTGGGTCGGTACAGTAACCCGGCAGACCTTTGCTAGCAAGGGAAGGCTCGACGTAGTGGACACCCGGTTGGGGAACGTAGAGGGGATGATGAACAAGATGGACGCGAAGATCGACCGGCTGGTTGACTTCCTCCTGAAGGAGTAACCATGGGTTTCGACATCGTCAGCAGCGTAGCAGACCTCGCCAAGTCCCTCGTGGAGCGGCTGCTCCCCGATCCGAAGATGAAGGCCGACGCGCTCCAGAAGCTGGCCGAGCTACAGCAGAACGGCGACCTCGCTGCGATGGCGCAGCAGGCCGACATCAACAAGGTCGAGGCCGCGAGCCCCAATGCGTTCATCGCAGGTTGGCGACCCGGTGTGGGTTGGGTCTGCGGTGGTGGGCTCGCGATGGCGTACGTCGTCGGCCCGTTCGTCCAGATGATCATCGCTCTCGTGGCGGTATTCCACGGGAAGCCTTTCGTTGCGCCTGAAGTGGACATGAGCACGCTCTCACCGATCCTCATGGCGATGCTCGGCATGGCCGGGCTCCGCACGTATGAGAAGGTGCAGGGCAAGCAGGGGAACCACTAATGATCGTACAGATGTTGGCACAGATCGTGGGGGGCGCTGTCATGGCGGTCCTGAACGGTGCGCTCTTCGGAGCGGGCTTCGCACTCGGCTACTTGCTGGTCGAGAAGCGGATGGACAAGAAGTAGGTCACACAACGCAAAAAAGCCCCCACCAGACCGACAAGGTCCGATGGGGGCTTTTTGCTTTCTACCACGAGTCGAACACCCCGAGGTTCATGTTCCCGAACAACTGCTCGAACGTCTTGTCGGACTTCGACGGACGCCACTCGTTCGGAAGAGCCTCGGATGGGATGTCCTTCTTGATCATCGGGTGGAGGGGCGCTGGGTCAACCGTCCCACCCGGGACCATCTGCTTCGCTTGAGTCGGGGGCTTCAGTTGAAATGGCACAGCCGCTTCCCAGTACCACTCGTACTTGGGCCACTTCTTCCCCGCCTCAAAAGGGCTTGGTCACCAGCACTTCGCAGCGGTCCGGGTCCGGGGCAGTCGAGCCCTGACCAGCCACAGCCGCCAGCATGATCGCCTTGTTACTCGCGGCCTGTGCGTCGTCGGCCAGCACGAACTGCGGGGCCACGAGAACCGTCTTCTTCGCACCGCCAATGCGCTCGGCCTCGGTCGGGATGTACAGCACCGCGATGAGGTAGACACTGCCGACAGACAGGGTGTTGATCGCCATGGGTTACTCCTCTACTGGGGGTACTACGATGTGTGGATCACGGACCATGTCGAGCAACCGGGTCAACAGCTTCGCGGTCGCCCTTGCGTCCTCCAGTGCGTTGTGCACCGAACCTGTGCGGATGGTGATACCGAACCTCTGGCACAGCCCGTCGAGCCCTCGCGAGCGCAGGCCGGGCAAGCGACCGACAGTGTCGAGCGCAGCCGCCAGTGTCATCGTGTCGAGCATCTTGTAGCTGAGTGTCTTGTTGACATCCTCACCAGCCAGCCGGTAGAGCCTCTTGATGAAGCCCCAGTCGAACGACGCGATGTTGTGCCCAGCCATGGGCGCGACCTTGAAGAAGCCGTTCTTCAACAGGAACGCCTTCAGCTTCTGCGTGGCCGTGAGCGGATCGTCGCCCACCCACGTCATCGGATCGATGCCGTTCACCTTCAGGGCACCGACAGTGTAGACCATCGGGGCCTCCCGGATGTTGATCAGGAGTTCGTCCGCGATGCTCCCGTCTTGCCACACCACCGCACCGAGGGAGAAGATCGATTCCCGCTCCGGGTCCAAGCCACCAGTCTCCGTGTCAACCACGAGGATTTTGTGGCTCATTGGACGTGCAGCAACGTCACGTTGCCGTCCATGCAGGGCATCATCTTCATGTAGGTCTCGCTGTCATCGAAGAACAGGTCGAGGCCCAGCTTCTGGCTCAGGGCACCCTTGCGGAGGCCGAGGTCGCGGAGCCGGTAGTCGAGCGGGAACGTCTCCTTCACTGCGTACAGCGTATGCAGGATCGCCCGGGGACCCTCCGGTCCGTAGAGCATCACGATACTCTCACCACCGATGTTATCGTGGACCTCATGGGCGATGCCCAGTGCGTCCAGCTTGTCGTGCTTCGCGCCCGAGGACTGCCAGTCACCAGCTTCCCTGAAGATGCCGGTGATGATGTGAACCTCGTGCCCCGCCTTGAGGAGTGCGTTGCACAGGTTCCGCAGTGCTGGCTTGTCGAGCGTGCCGTCGAGATCGAATCCGACCGTCATTCCCACACCCCGAACTCGTTGCGCTCGATGCCGAACGCCTTGATGACGGCCCGCCACATGGCAGCCTGCTCCGCTGTGGTCTTCCGGCCGCTGTTGTCTTCCCAGTACGCCGCGTTGCACAGCATCACTACCATTTTACGTTGCTCGGTCATGAGAACCTCTCTCCTGTCTCGATCATGTGCCGCAGCCGCACGGCACGATCACCCACCTGCTTGAACCACAGACTGTCAGCCATCTCACGGCCCGCATCCGCCCACGCCACGTCCTCACCACCGAAGGAGAGGTTGTGCGCCCTGTTCACCGCCGCGAGGAACTTGCTGAACGCCCCCAGCTTGTTGCCAAGATTGAAGGCCATGTTGATCAGGGCATCCTGACGAACAGAGTCGAGGAGGACCCAGTTGTTGACGTACATCCGGGCACGGTTCTCGGCGGTCTGCACATCGAAGTTGTACAGGGCCGTCATCTCCTCGTCCGTGATACTCGACATGCGAGGAATCGTACCAGCACCGAGGAGGTGGCCGATGCCGATGGTCCAGTTGCCCATCTTGTCCCGGTAGGCGTCGTACCGCACGCCCTCGTCGCGCATCAGGTCCTTCTTGAGGTCACTGGGCATCGGGCTCACTGACAGTGATGTTGACCGACACCTCGGTGCCCTCGTTGCGGTTCACGTCGAGGAGCGCGAACATCACGTGGTTCACGACGACAGCCAAGCTATCGTACGGTGCCCCTTGGAACGCCCGCATGAACCTACCGTCCTGCACCAACGCGGCCTCCCACTTGTCACCCGTCTTGCGGGCCGCCACCGTCATCTGTGTGTTCGCCATCGAGGTTTCCTTTCGCGCGACGGTCTGCCGTCGCAATGAGTTTGAACAACATCGCCTTCACAGTCCCACGTGCCTTCGCTCCCCGGTGGGGAGTGTAGTACCCGTGGTAGAACACGTCCACCAGTTCATCGGCTGGTCCCGGCTCCAGCCCCGCCTTGATCGCTGCCACCCGTGCCGAGAGGAGTTGCTCGAACTCAGTCCTGCGGAATCGCCACCACTTGCGCGAGCAAAGGTAGATCGGTGGGTTCAAGTTGATGTTCGCCGCCTCACGGGTGATGAAGCAATGTACACACATCCGCCCCACGCTGCGAGGGCGATGACCACAGACAGCGCACGGATCAGAAGTGGTTCCGGGGGTCTTCGCCGGGGTGGGCATCCCTCCACTCCTTGATCATTTGCAATGTGAGCGCGTACCCGGCCGTGTCGGTCAGGTTGTCACGCTTGGCCGCGTTCCGGTGCCGGGACTGCTTCACGCAGATCATCGTCTGCCCGATGTCCTCGGCCTCCAGTCGCGCACCCGGCTTCAGCTTGTCCCGCAGCAACGCGGTCAGCATGTCGGCAGAGCGGGTCATGTCGAAGATCGGATGGCCGTAGCTCGCGCCACGGTCGCCCAGCACGAGGCGGTGCGCTTCCTGCGCGACGCTCTCAGTCGGTGTCGTGTGGTAGATCGGATCGATCTTGATGTCGATGCAGTCCAGCTTCGACGTAGACGGGTTACCCGTGACAGGGATGAATCGGCCCGGTCGTGAGTAGAGTCCCTCCACATCCAACGTCCCCGGCTGCTTAGGAAACAGTTCCATCTGCTCCAACGTAGCATCCTTCATCTGTGCTGAGACGATCTCTTCATTCCGCTCTTTCCGCTCCTCAATCGCCTGCCGCACGTACATCACCGCGTCGAGCAGTTCCTGATAGAGGTCCACGAGTGCCTTGCGGCCGTTCTGGGTCTTCAGTTCCGTGCCGTACTTGGCGATGCCCTGCTCCCTGCGCTCCTTGATGTCGGCGAGCACGAGGTCGGTCACGCTGGTCTTGCCCTCGCTGGGGTCTTGCTGTGGTCTGGTTGTGTCACCCATGGCTTTCTCCTTCTGGCATGTTTCACACCACATCTCATGCCACGCGAGCATCGCGGCTTCTTTCGGACGAGGCTTCGGCAGCGGGGGAACACACGAGTGCCCGGTGTCCCCCGGCTTGAACTTGTACCCGCACACTGTGCACGGGGGGAACGTGTTCACGGTACAGTACGGGCAGACCGTGCTACCGGGTCGCCCACACACCTGACACCGCATCACGTTCATCGGCTCTTCAACGATAGTGATCGGTTTGTTCCAAGCGATCCCACCCCCCGAGGGCCACAACGAAAGTGTCCCCACTGGTTTGTACTTGGTGAACCGTCCCTCGAACAGTCCCCGGAACTTGTCGTACGCCCCGAGGATCGGGTGCTTCTTCCGGAGGCCCATCAGGCCGCCATCTCGAAGGGTGCAACGTCAACTTCAACAGGGATGTAGAAGCCCGGCTTGACGATGTCGAACCGCTGCTCCATGATCGCCTTCATCTCGGCGGCGGCTGCTGCCACGTTCGCACTCGGCACCTGAATCATGATCGAGTCGTGGACGGTCGTGGTCATGCGCCCTCCGAAGCGTCGCGCCATCGCCGCAACGCGGCTAAGTACGCACCAGAGGACATCAGCGACCGTTGACTGAGGTATGAAATCCACCGCTGCTGGTGCGTTGCCAGCATGGAAGAAACGGATTCGACCAAAGGCGTTCTTGATGTACTTCTTCGACTCGCAAAGCTGGACGAGGTGCATCTTGTAGGCGTGGGTCTTGTAGTAGTACTTGGCGAGTTCCCCGAGGATTCGCTTACACTCCTCCACAGGCACATACTGGTGCTCCTGTTCTAGCAGCATCTCGCTCACCTTCTGTGCTCCAGCGAGGTACTGACCGGCGTAGGTGATGTTCTTCGCGGTCTTGCGGCTCGTGTTGAACCGGACCGCGTTGCGCGAGTGCATGTCACCGGAGCGCAAGTCTTCGAGCAGCCGGTCGTCGCCAGCCATGTAGGCCATCACGTACAACTCGGCGGACTTGTAGTCGGCCTGAATGAACGTCATGTCCAGCGTGTCCGGCACGTACATGAACCGGACCGTCTTCGGCTGGTTCTGGATGTTCGGCCCGTAGGTCGCGAGCCGCCCGGTGCACGTGGTGCCCTTCGCGGTCTCCAAACCCAGGCCCGTGTCCTTCACCTCATGCTCCTGATCCTTGGAGACAGGCATGTAGGACGGGTGCACCCACGCCTCTTCGTTCATCGCGGCGGGCTGCACGTAGGTGCTGATGGTCTTGGCGCAGCCGCGCAGCTTCAACACGAGGTCGAAGAAGCGGGGTGTGCACCGGGAGTCTTCGGTCCAGCCACCCGGGTGCTGCTTGCGGGCGTAGTCGTTGCCGACGTAGTACTGGAGCCGCACGAGGGCAAGCTCGTTCGTCGTCGCCCCGGCCTCCTTGCTCTTGGTCCGCTGCACCGGCAGGCCCCACTCACCGTACATGAGGTCCTGAAGCTGCTGCGTCGAGGCGGGGTTGGTGCCCGGGAAGTGCTGACCCCATATCTTCTCCAGCCGCAACTGCTTGCGCTCCAGCCGGGCCACGTGGCGCTCGGCAGCGGGGCGGTCCAACCTGATGCCCTCGCGGTTCATGGTGGTGAGTTCGCGGATCGTGGCGCACACGCCGGGTCCCGGGTGGTCGCCTTCGCCCATGAACAGGTTCCACGTGCCGAGGT